AGATTGAGGCGCAACGCCCGTGGGTAGGGCTGACGGATGATGAAATAACTAACGCATTAAAAAAGTATCAAGGCTGGCGTGAGTTTGCCGCAGAGCTTGATGCTATTCTTGAAAAAAAGAATGCAGCCGGTTCACAGGCTTTTTACGGATTTCCTACCGAGCCGGTAAGTACGTCAAACGCGGGCGGCAAATGCGTGACAGCGGGAGAGACTGCACCTACCCACACGCTCAACTCCACCAAGACCGTGGCGGTGGCAACGGACACCTACTGGCTACCCATCGACAAGGACACGCCGCGCAGCGCCAAGCTGCAACTGCTGTCCATCGGCGGCGTGGCCCAGTACGGCGTGTTGCAATCCGACACGACCTTTTACACTCACTGGTGCCCTGTACCCAAGAAACCAAAATGACCAACGCATTTAATTGGAAGCAGTACACCGACGAGGAGCGCGTCAAGCGCGGCGAGACAAAAAACGAGAACAACACGGCCCTGAAGCGCAGCCTGGCGTCGTCCAAAGCCGTCGAGCGTATCCGCGAAGACACACCCAAGTACGGCACGCTAGCGATCAGCGGCAAGACGGCCTCCATGTTGGCGCAGAAGCCAAAACAATTTAAGATACACAAACAATGACACATGGCGGCAAGAGAGAAGGCGCTGGCAGACCGCCTAAAAATTTGTATACCAATCGTGTATACAAGCTATCTGACCAAGGCTTAACTACAAGAGAAGTAGCGAAGATATTTGAGGTGAGCCACATGACAATTAACAGAGTATTGAAAAAACGAAATGTCAAACTTTAAGACTTGGACGCAAGAGAACTTGGCGCAGTTTGCAGAAGAAGCAAACGCAAGACTGATTCAGCAAAACGAGCGCATCGAAATCCTTCAACGTGACGTGAAGGACGCCATTGAGGCGTATCGGGCGCTTATGCGTTTGACAGCGCTTGGAAAGTAACGCCAGCCACACGGGTAGACCAGCCATTCTTGTAGACCGACCAATGCGGCAGGCTTTTCAAGAACGTCAGCCTGGCTAGCCCGTAGAGTTCAATCACTTTCTTGGCGTCTGCTGCCTTTGCGGCTGCAATCGTCTTGGGGCCGATCTGGCCGTCAGCCGTAACGCCAAGGCAGGATTGAAGCAGCTTGGCCGCACGGCCTACGCCGCTGTTGACGGCGAAGTCAAACACGCAGTGATCAATGCCGTCGGGCAGCTCGTCGCCGTTGATGGCGTCCCAGTACTTGCGTTTGTACAGCGGGGCAACCGATTCGTCAGTAAGCAGTGTCATTTCTTTGACACTGGCGGGCCGACCCAGCCATTCAGACCAGACAGCGCGGGTGACGCCCTTGTTGGTCATGCCGCCCGGGTCTAGCGGATCGTCCGAAAAGCCACCTTCGTAAGCCAGCACCGACGCCAGCGCAGCGGTAAAGTTGTCTTTCACTTTCTAAGGCCAGCCAAGATGCGGCTGCCGAACAGAAAACCGAAGGCGATGTTGGCCGCTTCTAGCGCAATGACTTTGATTTCCGGCTCAACTGGCACGTACAGCGTACTGATGCCGACGCCAATGACCGCCAGAGCGCCTATATAGCGCGCAGAGGCACGCAAATCAACGACCCACTGGCTAGGTTGCCCGATGGGCTTATCAAGCTCTGCAAGGGCTTTAATCTTTTCGACTTCGTTGTTGTCCAGTTTGATCTGGTCTTCAACGCTGGTGGCCTTGACGCCGCCAAAGAAGCGGGTCATGGCCTGCTTGATGCCTTCGACGCCCACCGGCACCAAAGCGCCAATGATCGACTCGATAATCACTTGTCGGCCTTGTTTTCCAGCTTGTCAAAGATTTTACTGAGCATGTCTTTGATCTCGCGGGTGTCTTCGCGGTAGTCGTTACGGGCCACATAGTTGGCGGGCATGGCCCGCACATCGGCGTCTAGACGCTCCAGCGACTTGGTTATGGTGTTCAGCGTCCACCCACCAAAAAAAGACGCCAACATAACCGCACCGTTAAACAGAACTTGGTAATCCATTTAGCGCCCCGCTAGTGCGTTTTGAGTTTCAGGCGAAAGAGCGCTTAGGTTATTTTGTATGCCACGCGCCGCAAACACGGGCACGTTGGCAAGCGCGCCCTCAAGAATTGGTGGTGTCCCGCCAAGCCGCATTCGGCTAGCAAGTGCATTGGCTTGTTGAATGCGCCGCTGGTCAGCTAACGACCGCGCCGCCATACCCGCGCCTGCGGTGTACGCACCCAATGGGTTAACAGCCGTAAAAATAGCCGCAGCGGGCGTTACCGGCGAAAATTTACCGATTACGTTTAGCATTGATTGTAATTTACCGCCCTTAGCGGCGTCACGAATTGCTGTTTGTTCATCAGGCGTAAAGAACCGCATTTTCCTATCGTTTTTTGCCAGTGAAGACAGTTGAGACGCAATGCTGCTTTCGCGTGTTCCTTTAGCCAATTCGGCGTTTTCAACAACGTCGGTAATAAGCTCGCTTTTTTTTATTTTTGCGTAATCGGCGCGTGCTTCTTTCCACGCATCCATTGCGCGCTTGTCACCCGCAACAATAGCGCTTGGCGGCGCTGTCGTTACGTAGGTGTCAAACTCATCTAGCAATATTTTTGCGGCTTTACGCTCAGATGCGTCTGCACTTTTAGCGGCTGTGCCAATAATTGTGCGTAGCGTATCTAATTCTTGAACTGTTTTTGGCGTTGCTTCGGTTAAGTTGCTCAACGCAACATCAACTTTGGGCATTATTCGCGGGTCGTAGCCGGCTGACGAACGCAGCTTTGGCCCCATACCTTGCATGTGCGAAACAAATTGCGGCGTGTCCAACTCAAAACCGGACTTGTCCAAAACGTCGTAGTTTGCTTTAGACCGCGCAGCTAAGTCTGCGGCTGATGGCACTTCACCGCGCCTAACAGGCCGCACGCCTGCTGCTGCGCCCGTAGCCACGCCAGCGGCCAATCCCGCCAACGGGCTGTCAGTTGCTTCAGTTACGGTCTGCCCTACGCCGGTTGCAAGAGGCGCGGCTACCATTTGGCCTATTGGACGGCGAGCCGCTTCTTCACCTATGGCACGAAGGCCAGGTGCAGCGCTAGGTGTCCCAGCTAATGTTTGGCCCGCAGACACTGAGCCGCGTGTGCCAGCTAACGCGCCAGCGCTGCCTTGAATTACGCGCTCGGTAGGCGTTTCAGCGCGGGGGCCAGGAAGCATGCTAGAAATAATACGCGAAGGCATCCGCACATTGCTGTCCGTTAACCGGTTAAACCCTTGCACAGCTATGTCCGCAATGGGGACTGCCAAGCCCCCCGCTAAGGCACCAACAGGAACAGCTACCGGAGCGCCAACGCCGGTCAGCAAACCGAGGGCCGCACCGCCCAAAGCGCCAGCAGTGACAGGGGCCAAGGCTTCTGAAGCGCCTCGGACGGCAACGCCCGTTTTACGGGCGGCTTCTTCGCCGGTAGATAACGCTGGCGCAGCGCCAAACGTCTGAGCCGCAAACGCTTCAACTTGGGTAGGCGTTGCGTCATCAGGCCCTTCAAAGACATGCACCGCACCATCGGGGCCTTGGACACGATATTTGGTAGTCATTACTTGTTCTCTTTACCGAGATATTTAAACCCATCAGTTCCTTGCGCCGCAGCAGGCGCGGCGGCGGCTTCAGCGGATTTAACATACGCCTTAAGCGCAGGGCGGTCAAACAACGATTTGCCGCCTTCGCCTGAGTACCACGCATCTTCCGCACCGTCGTAGGTTTTGTTTTTCTGCCACCAATTGGCATAGAAAGCGCGCTGTTCTATGTCGCGTTTAAGTTGCTCTTTGGCAGTTGTCAGCACAAACTTATTGCCGGCTGTAGTCTTGCCAAGCTGCGCGCCGATTTGGTCAATACGTTGAGCGTCTGATTCAGTTTGCGGGCCTTTTTGCTCAAGCTGCTTTTGTAGCACTGCTTCGGTAGCTTTAGCTTGAAACACTTGCGCGTTAGTGGCAAATTTGTCTGCGTCAGCCACACCCAATGCAGCCAAAACTTTAGCACCAGCGGCTACAGTTTCAGTGCCAAAACCAGTTGAAAAACCTTTGCCCAAGATTGACAAGTTGGCGTCAATAGACGGCAGCGTTTTAGCGGCTAATTTAGCAGCTTTAGAGATGTCGGCAAATTCCGCAACTAACATTTTGCCGCGATCCACCTGCTCGGCTTTTTCTTGCGATGGCAAATTTACAGTCGTAATTGCCCGCGGCGCAAACTGCGTTTCTTTTCGGATGGCGTCATTGTAAATTGCAATATTTGGATCGCCAGGTGGCAGCGCATCACGCTCTTTGATTAACCTTGAAACATTAAGAGGTGTAGGTGCAGCAGCAGGCGCGGTAAAAATTACTTTATTGTCTGGCCCGAGAACTGAAGCGCCAGCAGCAACAGACCGAAACGGCGGCGGCGCAAGCAGTTTTTCAAGTTCCATTTTTCCCGCGTCACGAACGCCGGCAGTAGGTGACAGCATTTTTAGTTTTGCTGACCTGATCTGCGCTTCCCTATCTGCGCTAGGTGCCATAGCGTTGACTGATGGCGCAGCGGCAGCAGGGGCCATAGCGTTGACCGAAGGCGTCATGCCGATGGCTTCGTTGTAGCCTGGGTATGGTTCGCTTGCGGCTGGCGCTAATGCATTTGTAGGCGCAGGCATACCGATAGACTCGTTGTAGCCTGGGTACGGTTCGCTAACAGGTGCAGCAGCAGCAGCAGCGGCGGGCGCGGCGGTAGGTGACAGCCCCATCGCGGCCATGTCTTCTGTCCGTTGCCGTGCAGCGGCTTGCAGCTTAAAACCCGTGTCCATAAAGTGCGGGATTTCTGAGTCAATCATTGCCTGCGCGGCTACCATTGGATCGGACGGCCCGCCTTTAGCCCTGATGGCGCTCATCATTCGGTCAAGCCCGCTTTCTTCGCGGCGCATTTTTGCAAGCTGCATCTGCGAGACTTCAGCCTGACGCTGACCGCCTTGAATCTGCTGTATGGCGGCGTAATCGGCCAGCGCGTTCTGCTGCGGCAGTTCTACGCCGCGATAGCTCATTGCAATGTTAGGGTTAATTGGCATGACTAGTCCTTACCGAACCATGTACGATGGCGTGTTTGAAAAACCTGGCTCGGCTGTGTAGGCCATCCCGCCACCACCACCGCCACCAATAGCACGCGACAGCAAAGCGTTGCGCTCTTGACCTTGACTGTAGCCCATGTAGTTGCTCAAGCCCTGTGACAGTGCGTTAGCGCCGCCCATGTAGCCAGACGCCCGTGCATTAGCGGCTTGCATACCGGCTTCACCCACGCCGCTTGCCATTGCTTGACCCGCAGCGCCTAGCTGACCTACAGAAGTCTGAGCCATACCGGCCAAAGATTGCAGCGGGTTAAGACGCGCTTGGCGCTCTGTCTGGTAGCGGTTGAAAGCGTTGGTGTACTCTTGGCTGCCCATCTCTTGGCCATAGCGTTGCGCGGCCCTGAGAGCGCCGCCGGAGATCAGCCCGCCACGGGCGGCTGCTTGACGATCAAGTGCCTTTTGGCCTTCAGCCAATCGAAAACCGTAGCCTGGGTCAGCAGTAAACTGCTGCATACCAAACGGCGTGTACCTAGACGCCGACTCCAGTTCTGGCAGCGCACGAACACCAGCCTCGCGGAACGGGGCTTGCAATTCAACTTGACGGTCAAACTGTTCGCGTTGCAATTCAGCCGCACGGTCAGCCGCAGCGGCTTGCGTGTCTGCTGCACTGCTTGCTGAACTAGCACCAAATAAAGAGCTGCCAAGAATTGCGGCGGGTAACATCCATGCGGCCATAATATTCTCCTTAACTGACTTCGCGGCCAGAAACGCGCATGTTGATGGCGCTGGCGGTTCCTGCAATTGTACTGATGAAGTCGCCAGGGTTCAGCACTTGGCCCACCAGTTCAGGAAAAGTGTAGACCTCTGCTGGCTGGAGCGTCTTGGTCTTGGAGATCAAGTTACTGTTGCCCGCAGTAAACGACACAGTGGCCAAGTTTACGCTGATGGCCGCAGCAGTTGCGCTGTAGTTGGTGGCGGTAAATTTGTCAATGATCGTGGTCACGTTGTTGGCAGTGTACTGCGTGGTTTGTGCAGCCGCAACGATCTTGGCGGGTACAAGGACTTTTACTGTGACGGTCACGATTAACTCCTATTGTTCAGTCTGAGTTACGGCCAAAATGACCGCAGGCGCTGCTGGCGCAAAAGCTGTAGCCGCCACAGTGGCAATGCTGACGTTGGTGCTGTCGGCGGCGTACATGACCTCAATAAAGTCACCGGCCAGCAAAGACGCAACTTCATTTAGCGTTACCACCACATAGCCGTTGTTCAGCGTAATGGACGCAACGCGGGCTGAATTTGGAAAGTCCGTAGTGCCGTTAAGCCGCAACCAAACCCAAATTGACTTTTGGGACGAATTGTTAGACGTAATTTGCACCGAACAAGCGATATTGTATAGCCCCGCTTGGTCAACGTAAATTTCAGAAGTTGTCGTGCCAATCGACACGCCGTTGGCAATTAACGTGCTGTTAAACGTCAGCGGGTAAGCGGTATTTATTACGGCAGGGCTTTGGCTATTGGTCTTGGCAAATTCACCATAGTAAATTTGCTGCTCAATTGTTGGCCGGACAAAGATAACGCCAGCAGTAGCGTCAACCTGCAACACGGCAGCAATTGGCACCACATTGTTCGGGGCAGTCGGCTTAACATTGGTAAGCCCGCCCGCCACGGTGGGACTGGCGTACAAGATGTCGCCCAGCGTAAATGCGCTGGTGTCAACATCGCGCACAAAACCCCAGACGGTGCAGTAACCTTTTTGCCCCGTGTCGGGAAGGTCGTGCGTCATCACGCCAACAACGTACAGCGTGTTTGTTGCGCCATCGGCTAGGTAGGGTGCCACTGACAGTGCGCTGTCAGGCACAGCCCCCGTAAAGCCCACCACGGTGCCATTGGGGATAGTAGAGCCAGTAAAGTTAGCGACTCGGGCGTAAGTTTCTAGCCCGACTTGCTGCACCACGTCATATTCCATGCCAAGGTCAAGCGTTTGATCGGTTTGATTCCAGCCCATCCGGCCTATCTGGTTGGTGTGCGGCGCGTCAACTTCAAAGGTCAGGTAGTTGGTGTCCAGCGTATTGCTGTTAAGCAGCGGCGGCGTGGTGGTCAACGCTTCAATCTGCTTTTGCAATTCAACAATTTGCGACTCTTGCGTGGGTGGGCCGACCTGCAAGTCCAGCAGCGTGGTGTCGTTGCGGCCCGAGCCAGTCAGCACAAACAGGTTTAGAAAAAACCTGTACCATTCACGCGAAATCAGTTTGGTGCGCTCGTCAATAAGCGGCACCCGAGGCGCAATAATGTTTGTTTGATTAACTGGATTAGGCATTGGTGCCACTCAAGATCAACTCAGCGCCCACAATGACCGTTTTTACAGGGTCAGTTCCTGAAAGTTCATACACGCGGTCGCGCAGCTTGAGCGTCATGCCCAGCCTGCGCCAAAACACGCGGCGGTAGTACTGGCCGATCTTGCCGACAGTAGCCCAATGTTCGTTCGACCAAGTGTGGCCGCCGTCATCAGACCATCGCAGCATGACCTCGGGGTCGCTACCTTGGCCGACATTCAAGCCAACGCCTGACTCGCAATCGAGTTGTAACGAGTGCTGCGCCGTGCGTTTGAGATTGTTCTGGCCGGTGGGCAGCGCCCGCCACGACCGCAACCATTTTTGAATCTGGCCGTTGTCGGCGTAGGTGTCAAGGTCAAAGGCGTAAATGTTGCCGTTTTCAAAGTCGCCCACAACAATCTCGTTGCCAAACGCCATTTGACAATTGCTACGGTGACGGGTAAACGCGCCATTGACAAAGCCTGCACGTTCGTGCCACACACCGGCAGCCACATCGTAAACCCACGTTGTGTTGGCCGACGGAAAAATTAACACATAAAAGGCGTGGCCGTCTTGCTGGTATGTGTACGCAATTGCGTCCGACATATCGGTGTACTGCTGAATTTGCCATTCAACGGCGTGCGTAGAGACGCGAACACCCGTGTAGCCATTGGCCCGATAAACAATGCCCTGCCCACGGGCGTCAGCGCCCAACCAAAACAGGCCGTTGTCAAGTTTGGCGACAGAGTAAGGGGCTATGCAGCCAATTTCGTTGTAAGCGCCTTGGATGCGCGATAACGGGAAGTCTGCATTGCCTGCGTCATACCAGACCTCAACCGAGTTAGTGCCAAACAACCAAGCCTCGCGGTGGTCAACGATCAAGGCCACCAAGCCGTCCGGTGAGCCTTCAGCGCTGGCAAAGTCTAGCGGGTCAACCGACAAACCGTCAAGCAGGCTGGTTACCCAGACGCGCTGGCTGGCTGGCTCATTAAAAACAAAATAGCCGTCAAGATAGCTAACCGTCTTCGCACCTGGAAAGTCAGGGTCACTGATCGGCGCAAAAGCATTGGTGACGTTGTTGTAAATAAAGCTAGGGCCGTCGCAAGCAATAAACAATTGCGTGCCGTTGTCGGCCATGCTGACCGGCCCCGTACCACTAACATTGCCAATCAGCGTCGCTGCGTAGGACTGATTAATTTTAAAAAGTTGAGTGCCGGACACAACAAACGCTGTGGTGCTGAGAGACGAAAACGACCACACGCCGCGAATCGGCCCTGTGCCAACGGTAGCCAACAAGCGTAAGCCAGGCGCACGGTTTAAGAACGCTGGCTCTTTGCCGCCCTCGGGCACAACTTCGGGGAACAAGTTGACCATGCGGCTATCCGCAGCATTGACGCTGCGGGCCACATAGCTACTGCCCAAAATTGGCGTCTTCATGCTTGCACCTTAGTAATTGCTGTGATAGCATTCATGCTAATTACTGGAGATTGCAAATGTCGTTGACTCAAAAACAAGTCCAAGAAATGTTTGATTATGCCGCTGATACGGGCATTTTTACTTGGCGAATTCGCCCAAGCAAAGCGGTTAAAGCTGGAGACATTGCGGGCTGCACAGAAAAGCGCATAGGCTACATTACGATTGGCATTGCAAAACACATTTACAAAGCACATAGACTGGCGTGGCTGTACACGCACGGCGAATGGCCGAAAGGTCTTATAGACCACATTAACGGTAACAAGGCCGACAATCGAATCGCAAATCTTCGCGATGTGTTTGCCGATGGCAATTCGCAAAACGTGCGCGAACCCAATCGTCGAAACAAATCGGGTTTTATGGGCGTCATTTGGTACCAAAACAAATGGCGTGCAAGTTTGTCCGTTAAGGGCAAATCTAAATGGTTGGGCGATTACAGCACTCCGGAAGAAGCGCATCAAATCTACCTTGAAGCAAAGCGAAAATATCATGCTGCCTGCACCATTTAGTAATTAAAAATTCCCGGCGTACACATT